CAGATCGGATTTACTTTTGGATATGGCCAATACCAACAATCACCGTGGTAATATCGAGTTTGATTCAAATACGGGAGAGCTTAAAAGGTTCTACAAATTCAGAATGTGGGAAAATAACGACACACCGTTATATTCTTCTACTGGTGATTTGAAAGCTCGTGGTTCTGTTCAGGAAGCGGGAGATCAGAAAGCCTCTGTCTTCTTCTATTCTCCAAATACAGTGTATCATCTTGAAAAGCTTACGATCTTATATAAGCCTATGGAGCAGGATACCAGAAACGCTGATCCGACTTCAGAAATAAGATTACACGGTTACGGGCTTTGCGATAAAAAGCAAAATTACGGGTTCGGAGCAATCGTTTCAGATAACGCATAAATATCAACAGTACAATGAGAAATATAAAGTATATAGCCGTGCATTGCTCCGCTACGCAACCGACCGCGACAGTGTCATCTATTCAGAATTATTGGAGAACTCAATTAGGGTGGAAAAATCCCGGCTATCACTTTATTATCAAAGCAGATGGCGAAATCGTGAGTTTACTGCCTATTGAACAGGTTTCAAACGGTGTTCAGGGATTTAATTCAGTATCTGTCAATATTTGTTATGTTGGGGGTATTGATCCTTCAGGAAAACCAAAAGATACCAGAACCCCGGCACAAAAACAAAGTTTGCTGTATAAACTCAAAGAACTAAAAAAGAAGTTTCCAAATGCCATCATTCAGGGACATCGGGATTTTCCAAATGTTAAGAAGGCCTGCCCTTCGTTTGATGCAAAAACAGAATATAAAAACCTATGAAAAATTTAATTTCTTGTGTTTGCTATTGTCTTGTTTTAATGGTTTTATTGGTTTCCTGCAAAAGCAGGAAGCCCGTAGAACCGGATAAGATCAAAGAGACACACTATATAAAGGAAGTCGTTCGGGATACGGTAATCACTGTAAAAGCTGATAGTACTTATTATGAAGCTTGGATCGAATGTGTTAACGGTAAACCTGTACTCAGGGAGCCAACGGCGCAATATCCCGAAAAAGTATCGGTCGAAGTTAAACAATATCCCTATTCAAAAGAATCATTACCCAAAGTGCCATATATAAAGCCCCTTCAAAAGCCTAAAGTTTCGCTCGATGAAAACGGAAGATTATCCGTAGAGTGCAAAAAAGAGGTCGAGCAAATCAAAGCCCAGTTAATCAATAAATACGAAAATCGTGTCCGGGAGCTTGAAAAAATGGCCTTTGTTGAAAAGGATTTGAAATGGTGGCAAAAAACACTCATGTGGCTCGGAGTAGTATTTCTGGGATTAGTCGCTTTCGTCGTAATTATTAAACTTAAAAAGTAAACAACAATGTCAAAAAAAGAATTTCAAAAAAAGGCTAACTCCCTTTTTGAAGCATATCCGGAACAAAACAAAGTCGTAATCTCTGAAAATGGGCAGTGTTTTTTCGATGAAAATTCCGCAAAGGCTTACCATGAGCAAATGGGATTTGAATCAGAACCGGAAACCTTTTTTCGTGAAGGGTACGGCGACGAAGATGATCAGGATTTACAAGAAGCTTTGCACAATGCTACATTAGAAAAAAGCGAGCTTTCAGCGATCATTGAAGAAGTTGAAAATGTGGCGAATCTGGACGAAGAATATGAGCCAGCAACGGTAGACACTGACGAAACGGTTATCGCAGTTATTGCGCTTCGTGAAAAATACGCTTTAGCAGTGCAGGAAAATACTTCAGTTGTGGAAAAGCTTGCGACAGCACAAGCAGAAAATGAAGCTTTAAAAAGCGATTTGGACGAAGCTGTCAAAGAAAACAAAGCTTTGAAAGAACAATTAAAAAACTCTAAAACCACTAAAGATGCGACCAAAACTGATAGTAAAGAAGCTTAATGGAGGTTTGGGCAGGAGAAATCCTTCTGCCGATATGGTGACAGGTTCTGTGATGAATGCTGTAGCCACTACCACCATGGTTCTGGGTAATATCTATACCCTGAAAAATATTCAGGAGGTGCAGGCCTTGGGGCTTTCTCCGGAATATGATGCCACGAATAAAGTGTTGGTTTATGAGCGTCTTAGAAGATTCTTTATTCATAACCCATCTATAACAGTTTATTTCATGCCAGTTGATCAGGCGGTAACGCTTACCCAGATGGCAGATAAGGATAATAATTATTTGGCAAAGCTTCTGAGAGATAAATCAGGAGAAATCGTTCAGGTGAGTTTATCCAGAAACCCAAAGGCGGATTATACGCCAACTATTGAAACGGGACTGGACAAAGATAGTATCGATGCAATCTATAAGGCACAGGCTTTATCTGATGCTGAGTGGGAAAAAGATCGTTACTGCGAAATCTATATCGAAGGCAGAAGCTTTGCCGGAACTGCATCCGCAGTATTAAGCCTTAGAGAGCTTACAAATGAATGTCCGGACGTTTCTGTGGTTATTGGTGCAGATTATCAGGTTTCTTCACGCGATGCGATTTACAAAGGTTATGCAGCCGTGGAAGATTATGCCGCAATGGTTTCTAAAGCTGATGTTTCTCAGAATGCCGGAGAATTGATTGAAGAATTTAATTTGACGGATGCTGCTGAGAAAGTCTTCATCGTTCCGGGGCTTAGTTCAGGAAAAAAGATCAGCGATTATGCTGAAACTGATCTGGACACTCTGGATGAAAAAGGATACATCTATTATACGACAGTTAGCGGAATAGCAGGAATTTTCACCAATGACACACATACGTGTAGTAAGATTACTTCAGATTTTGCCTACGGTGAAAACAACAGAACCATTAAAAAAGCTATTAAGCTGGCAAAAGCTGCTTTAGCTCCGAGAGTGAAAGGACGTCTGTATGTTGATGAAACTTCAGGGAATATGGCTCCTGAGACGGTTAAGGATTTGGAGACTACGACAAAAGTATCTTTAGACCCTATGGTGGCCAGTGGTGATATTAGCGGCGGTGTGGATGCTTATATCGATCCTACGCAGAACGTTTTAGCCACGAGTGAGTTTGAAGTGTTACTCACCTTTATTCCGGTAGCCATCGGAAGAAGAATAACACTGAAAGTCGGATTTAAAAACCCTTTAAATACTAATTAAATGGATCAGAAAGTCAGAATTAACGGAAAATACAGAAACTACGGAAGTGTAAGGGTAAGTGCTTTGGGAGCAACATTCGTGGGCGTTGGAAAGATCGAATATAAACGTGAAGACGCTATCGACCCGGTAAAAGCTGTAGGAACTACAAAATCGATCGGATATACCCAGGGGGATGAAACTAACGAAGGAAGTATTTCTCTGGTTTCTGAAACCGTGGACGCTATGCAATCAAAACTCCCACCGGGAAAAACCCTTCCGGATATTCCACCGTTTCCGATTACGGTTTCTTATGTTGATGATTTCGGGATACAAGTGTGTCACGTGCTTTATGGCTGCAAATTCAAAGCCAATGGAAGAAGTGCAGAAGCTGGTAATAACGGAGCCATCTTTGTTGAAATACCACTATACATTCATGATATAGACTTCAACGCATAATGAAGCTTCAGGACTATAGGGATAAGTGTCAGGAACTGGGCATCCCCTTCACAAAAAACGATACTATAAATCAATTGTCAAACAAAATAAGACTTAAAGAAATGTCAGAAGAAACTAAACAAGGTGTAATCACCGACGAACAAATTGCTGAGTGGAAAAGAAAACATAAAACTGATAAACTGCATAAGCTTTCGGTAAAAGTAGCTGAAGGCGATATCGCTGTGGGTTACTTAAAACCACCAAAAAGAGAGGTAAAAGCGACCGCGCTTTCAATGTATTCACAAAACAAGATTCTGGAATGTGGTGAATTTATCCGAAATAACTGCTGGCTTGGAGGTGATGAAAGGCTAATGAGTGATGGCGACGTGGCGGATTCCGCAGCGATTCAGGCATCGGGGGTTATCAAGTTTTTAGAAGCTGAGCTGGGGGAGGTTTAGGCCTCCCCATAATTTACGAGGCCGGAGAGGACTACTACAGGAAAGTAAATGCACTATTAAGCTATCATTTTAAAATTCCATTCCCGGAAGAACTCGAAGACGATGTCTACTGGGAAAAGTTTGAGCAATTAAAATGGGTACTGTATTTCGAGAGTAAAAGACATAACGCAAAAGAAGGAGAAAGTGTCGAATTTTAAAATTAACGTTCCGGAATTACTTAGAAGGCATTTCCCATTTAAACTGGGATTCGCAACGCAGGCCATAGCTGACGAAATTTTTAACAGGTTTGATGATATTGAGGTATTGCCAACTAATAATGAATTGACAAAGGTCTCCGCCATGGGGACACCAGTTTGGGACTTTATCGATTTAAAACCCTCTTATATTGAGGGAACTGGTGATCAGTTCGACGGCTACTCTTTTCCATTGGAAACTACAATCGAGTTAATAAGGCCGAAAAAGGTAGTAGAGACGGATATTTGGGGACGTGATGGAAGCGTGGAGGAACTAATCGCACTCGATGACTGGCAGATCACGATAAGAGGCTTAATTATCAATTATGAAAGCACCGATTATCCGGAAGAACGTGTAAAAGAACTTCAGAGGGTTTGTGAGCTTAAATCGTCTAAGCTTGAATGTGAAGGAGCTTTGCTCACAATGTTAGACATTCGATACTTAAGTATTCATAAACTCACATTATCTCCATCGATTGGCTATTCCAATATACAGTCCTTTGAAATCGAAGCTAAAAGTAAAATACCGTTTATAATAACCCCTTAGTGATGCTTATTTGTGCTGAAATAAAGATCGGAAAACTAACCTTTACGGCAGGCTCTGAAATCAATATCCGGAAAAGTTGGAAAACCTTCACGGATACTGCAACGCTAAAGCTTCCGAAAGCTATTTATTACAAAGATGAAACCGGACAGGTTCTTCCGGTAAAGCATATCGGCGATTTTATAAAAGTTGGTGATCCTGTAGAAATAAAGCTGGGTTATAATCAGCAGTTATTTACAGAGTTTAAAGGCTTTGTCGCCAGATCACCCCGCATTAATGTTCCTTATGAAATATGGCACTAATATACTAGTTTACACTAGTAGAAGTGCTGTTGTTGTTTTATAATTTTTAATATATTTGTAAAGTCTAGGAAAGTATAGTTCCCCCCTAAAATAGGAC